TCTTGAATGATGGTCTTGATGTCTGGACTCACTTCCACATCTGAAGTTGACCACCCCGAACTTCCAGCCCACGCCACACCCGCCGTGGTTTCCGTTGCATCATCGGCATCCGTTTCCTCTTCATAAGCAACAGAATCATCAACGTCTTCACCCTTGATTGTCATGTTGAATGTGGCCGAAGCGCCCGCCCCCACCACCAGGGTCAAGGTGGCGGTGGAGATAACTGATGCGTTTGGGACGGTGACATTCTGAAACCGGAAGAAGGAATTGATATCCTCAAACTGCATCATGGTATAGCCCACCCTAGTGGTGGTGGCACTGTTGTTCAACTCACTGGCGATGATCCAATACCCATCATCCCCACTGGCCACGATCCGACTTGACCACGTTGTGGGCGAAGGAACTCCACCACCACCGGCCCCCGTGATTGCAAACGCCGGGGAACTGGCCGGACTTGATGCCGGACTTCTTATGATCTTATTCATCTTCTTCTTCCTCTTCCTCTTTCTTTTTTCCCTTCGACTTGAACCACTCTTCAAATTCTTTCATGTCCTTCCCTGGCATCCAACCAGGAGTCCCATCCTTGAACGGGTGAGCATGGACACCAGACAATCCATATTCCTTGGCCTCTTTCATGGCTTCCGCTTTGGATTCATAGATGTGATTTTCTACGCTTCCACCTTCCTCTTCTTCTTCCTCTTCCTCTTCCTCTTCCTCTTCTTCCGGCCCTGATTCCACCATCTCTTCACCGGCTTCCTCTTCCAGTCCCACCTCTTCACCAGTCTCTCCAACAACCTCTTCACCGGCTTCCACTGGTTCCATTCCTTCTTCCGCCAACTCTTCCTCTTCCAACTCCAACTCATCGGCCTGGTCATCGGCGGCGTCAATGATAGCCTGGGCTTGGTCCACCTGCATCCCCAGGATAATCGTGAAGAACTCCATTGGAGGAATCAGTGTATCCACACCGGCCTGAACATATTTGCTCACGGCTTCAATCACCTTCGCCGCCACCGTCGCCTTGTCTTCATCAGTTGGAGATGCGAGATCCTCCCACTCAACAAAGAACTCTTCCACTTCGGGAAGAATCCCCAGGGCAATCAACCGATCAATGAACGGACGAATGACCAAGGGTCCAACATACTTGTGCTGGCGGTGGGAGACACGAGTGTTCCAAGTGTGTTTGTCCTGGGAAGATGCGAGTTGTGCGGCTTCCGATCCCACGAAGATTCTCCAGGGGATTCCCAATGTGATGGCGATGGCTTTGATCTGGGTGTTGACGTGGGCTTCTGGAGATGCGACTTGCGGAGCGAGAGACTTGGCGGACACCCCCGACAAAGCCAAGTATCTTTGGAGTCCATTGGAGTATGCGTCAAATTCTGTCCGAAGTGCGGAGGCGTCCAATTCAACATCACCCAAATCCGAGTTCACTTCAAAAGCAAATCCAGGGAAAGCCCCCTTCCAAAACATTTCAGCCGAGCCGCCCAACAACTTCCTCAAGTCATATAGCCGGTTATACACCGGACGCATTCTGGGGACTCCGAATGTCTCCGAAGATTTCCGGTTGTCTGCTAGGTGAATACAACGAGTCCAATGAACTGTCTTTTGTGTTCCTGTTGGAGAGGTGAGACCAACCGTGTCTTCATTCCTGGGATCAGCAAATGTCACGTTGTAGGAAACGGGTTGGCCAAACCTGGGGTTGGCTTCATCCGTTTCAAACTCAGCCACCTCCACCAAGGACTCATCAAAGACCCGGCAAAAGAGAAGTTCATGTTGGGCGTTCCCTGTCTTCTCCCCTGTCTCACTGATTCCATCAACAGGCATGAACATTGGTTTCCCATCATTCAGTCCCAACAACAGAATCCCAAAAGCACCAATCCCAGACATCTCATCAGCACGTGCCACAAAATGCCACAAGTTCATTTCCTTCTGGAGTTTCTCCCATGTCTCTTCAAACTCAGTGGGATCGGCTTCTTCGTTTTCTCTCACCATCGGATCACTCGCCCAACACTCAGTCGGCATCATGGAGACAACCCGTTGAGCAATCCCCTCCCTGTCGTAGAGGTAGCGGTATTGGACGGGAGTGATGTCCTTGGGATAGCCACACTCTTCGTCAATGTCTCGCCGTGGGTCCAGGAGTTTGGAAAGGAACTGGGAACGCATAAGAGACTCAGAAGCATTCATCCGAAGTCCAGTTGTGTTCTCCACCATCTTCCCGTTTCCGTTGGATCGGTCTTTCAACCCCTTCGGAATCTTCGTTGGCATATCAATATCCTTTCCTCTTTGTGTTCTTGTTTCCCCTGGACTTTGGGAGGACAAGTTTTTGACCTGTCTTCTTGGCATGGGCTCTCGCAGCCTTCTCGCCGGCAGACGTGGAGGGGAAGTGTTTGTCTCCAACCTTCGGCATGATCACGTCTCCTTTTCAGAAAGTGAAACCATCTTCAAATGATACCATCAACCCGTCAAAACAACCAACGCCACTTGAAGAAGAGTAACACCAACAAAGCAGAAGCAACCAAGAAAAAGATCACCCCTGTCATGTGAAAAATCAACTTCGGAATCTTCATGACAGTCCCTTCCCTGGGTCATGTTCTGATGATCTCAAATCCCACGGCACGTCCAACAGGATCACGGGAGTTGGTGAAGAATAGCCGCATCCAACAAGCCCCCTGGGGTTTCGGTGGACGACCACCTTCCACATGCCAACCCTCAAAGCCTGTCCCCATCTCTTCCTTGTAGGTGGGCAGACAGACGTGGAGTTGTCGATCATGGTAGATGGAGGACCGTCCCACTCTCAACCTCATCAACTCCAATTGCCAGTGTTCGTGGACATGTCCTGAGATCACCAAATCCGCATCTGGTAGATAGACGGCTTTCCGGTTCGACTGGATGACGCCCTTCGTGACCGGGCCGCCTCCGCCATATCCATGGCTGTAATGGATCACCAGAATTCTCCCCGCCGTGTTCCCGTCCTTCCTCACCCGGATTCTGACAAACCCTGAATAGCCCCCGTTGTGGATGGTGTGTCCTGTCTTGTATTTCATGGTGGAACAGAACCGTTCAATGAGGTCCGTCTCGTGTCTCTTCTTGATCGCCGCCTCGTGATTTCCACGGGCTATCATGATCATGTTGGCTGAATAAGGAGAGAAGAAATCAACGGATGTGGACACCAGGGCATCCAAGTATTCCGGGACTTGGTGGATCTCTCTCAAGTCACCCTTGCTGGATCTTGGGTCATACTTCCCCTGCATGGCACAGAAAAAATCGCCCACGTCCAGGACACCGGCTCCCCGTTTCATGGCCTCATCCATGTGTTCAATCTGGAGTTCCCAGTTGGAATGTGGGTTGTCCCAGTGACGATCCCCAGTGAGCAAGATCCACTCTTCCCACTTGGACAATCCTCCCTCCGCATCATAGGTGATGTCAAACAAGTTCTTCCCTGTCTTCTTCACTTGATACTTTGTCTCTTTGTTCTTCGTCATTCTTCTTCGTCCTATGATCTCTCATCCCGTCAATCAAGGTCATCCAATTGGAGTTCCATGATGTCAAAACTCTTGGCTTCAATCATCCAGCAAAGCCAAGAGATCCCGTCAAAGGATGAGATCAAAACCACATGTAACGGTCCATGAGTATGGTTGTCCTTACACCTCAATGCTACTGGGTACTCTGGGTCTGAGAAGAAAGGGTCTTCATAGCAGTAGTCAGGAAACTCAAACTCGTGATCTTGTATCCTGTCGGCTATCTCTTCCAGGTGTCCCAGATGATCCACAATTGGTCCCATCGGTAATTGACCAAACGTGGGTTCCTCTTGTTCTTTGTCTCTCACAACGCACCCACCTTCTTCTTGATCGTGGCAATCATATTGAACGCCCCACTTGAGGCATCCACTTGATCCTTGTATGTGGAAGCAGGGAAGAACCGTAGTTCCTCCAGGAAGGGTCCGTTCCAATCAGCCTTCTTCACTGACACGTTCCTTCCGTTCACCTGGGAAGAGAAGGGATCGGCTCTCCACTCCTTCGCCCCTGTTGGTCTATCTACTCTGATTCGGTATCCTGCTAGGCGTCGAATTGTTGACTCAACCGACTCCTTCCCTCCACTCCCTGGTTCCTGTTCCACCCCAATGATCACCGTCTTTCCATCCAGTTCAGCCGTCTGTTCAATCACCCTCTCTCTCTCATTGGAGTCCCATTGTCCCCGGACAATATCAAGCACCCAATACCGACCATCCTTATCCACCCCCAACAAAGCACCCACGGTGTAAGCACCCCCACCGGATGTCCCGGCTTTGTCCCAGAACCTCACCCGTCTCACCAAGTAGGAATCATCTGGTGCTTCGTCAATCTCTATCCTGTCTGTCTTAAACATGGAGCCGCCCAAGGGGACCGGGGATTGTCCGTACTGTCCAGAGTATCCGAACTCCCCCAGCTGTGTCCTGGCCTCTGTCAACACCTTCCTGGACATCCTCTCTGGGTCCATCAGTCCGTCCACATATCGACGGCGAAGGAACCGGGGCTTGACCTCATATCCCTCCGACATATCTGCTGGGAGACAGACGTGCTTGACCTTCCCTCCACCCTTCCCCTTGGAGATGCGGTTTCCAGTTGGATCGTTCTGATGGAGACGTTGCATGATGAGGATCATGGGGGTGATGTCCTTGGCCACTTTCCGAGAAGGGAGGGTCTCGTTCATCCAGTCATTAGCATTCTTGATCTCCGCATCTGACAACACCTTCTGGGGATCAATGGGATCGTCAATGATGAGGAAGTGTCCGTGGAATCCAACTGGTGATTTGCCTCCTACTGTCACACTCTTCCTCATCCCTCCCAGGGTGTTCGCAAAATAGCCCTTGGTGTTCTGGTCTTCCCTGAGTTGGATGTGAGGCCAACAGTCTTGGAATGAAGGCTTCTGATCATGACGGTCTGTCTCCTGGAGGATGTCCCTGCACTTCCTGGAGAGGTCCATTCCCAGATCAAAAGCATGGCTCCCACAAATGTGACGGGCGGTGGGCATCCTGGTCCACGTCCATGCCGGGAAGGCGACAGATGCGATAGTGGACTTGGTGGACCCTGGAGAGATGTTGACGATGAGGTCATAGCGTTTCGGCTCGTTCTCAAAGACCCTCTCAGCCATGGTCTGGAGTTGGTCACACATGTACTCAATATGCCAATTCCAGATTGGGTCTTCTGGCACAATCACATCCCAGAACTCTTTGAGGAATTCAAAGAAGGACTCTTCACAAATTGACCGGACCAGATCCACCTCACTGAATGAGGGTTGTTTCACCGGGGATGTTTTCAAGGCGTCGATGATTCCCGTTGGCATTTGCTATCTCTCCCTTCTTTTCACGAAGTGCTGCCA